GTCCACTTGTTATTGAAGAATCAAATGGTGTGTATGATTTTGCATTTAGAGATAGATTTGTATGGGTTACTGGTGCAGTTGCTAGTCAACCCGGACTCTACCGTATTGATCTAGGTGCTGAAATTACCACATCTGCTGAGTCTTTATACCGACAAACCTTACGCTTTGCTTATGCTAATGATACGTTTCTTACTGGGGTAAGTGGCTATGCTACAAGTGTAGATTTTATAGGTAACTCAGATCAGATTGCATTTACTACCTCTGCTAGCAATGGTATTGCTATTCAATCTACTACTGTATTAGCAACAACAGGTTATATTAAAACAGGTAAAATTAGGTTTGGTACATTAGAACCTAAAAACTTTAAGCGGTTAATTGCTAAGGGTTCATTTACTGTTGGAGAAACATTACTATCTTCGGTTGCTACTAATGCTGGTGGTACTGAAATAGAGTATGATCATATTGGATACAGTGCTAATGTTAATCCAGTAGAAGTAACTACTAACCAACCTGAAACAGCACAAGAATTTCTTGCATATAAATTTACATTAAGCAGAGAAACTGATGCAACAATATCTAATTATACTACGCTTGGTCCTACCCTTAAGGGCTATCAGGCTAAAGCAACTATTGCTACACCACGCAGAAGAGTAATTAAGTTCCCTGCATATTGTTTTGATATAGAAACTGACCGCTTTAATACTGTAGTTGGGTATGAAGGTAGAGCCTTTGATCGGATTAGATTACTTGAACAGATAGAACAATCAGGAGATGTGCTTACTTGGCAAGACTTAACTACTGGTGAGTCACAACAAGCAGTGATAGAAGAAGTAACCTTCACTCGTATGACGCCACCTGATAGACGCTTTGATGGCTTTGGTGGAATCCTTCAAATTACCGTTAGGACCGTATAATGACTACTGCTGACTGGGCTGCCTTTGCAATTAGTATCTGTACTTTAATAGGTACCTTTGCTCTAATGATTAAGTGGATGGTAAAACATTACCTTAATGAACTTAGACCTAATGGTGGTTCGTCAGTAAAAGACCAAGTCAATCGGCTAGAAGTACGAGTAGATGAAATCTATAGATTGTTGGTGGACAAATGAAAACTAAATATGGACCTTATAAAGGTAGCAAGCAAAATGGTGGTCGTCCCATCTATGTATTTAAAAAGAAGGTAAAAGGCAAGACAGTTACTACATCAAGTAACAAAGCAAGAGTAGAATATGAAGAGAAAAAGGGTAAGAAATTACCTAAGAAGACAGATGTAAATCATAAGAACAACAAGGGCAGGGCCGGTAGTGATGCCATGTCCAACCTAAATACACTCTCGCATAAGAAGAATGTGGGTAAAGAAAATAAACGTCGAGCAGGAAAGTGATAAACTAAATGATACCTCTAGCCCGTGCTGCACAACCGGCTGCAATTGCAGTCCTAAGACAAGCAACAGCCTTGTTTCCGAAGAGATTGAAAGCCTCCGATGGGCTGCTCCCATCTAAAGCACACATCAAACAGAACCCTGATTCAGACCACAACTCTGGGTTTGCATGTGACCTAAGTCACGACCCTAAGAATGGGATTGATTGCAAGGTTGCCTATAAAGAATTACAGAAAGACCCACGCGTTAAGTACTTGATTTTTCAGGGACGTATCTGGTCAGAGGCAAAAGGTGACCGCGATTTTAGCGGCTACTCACATCCAGTTCATTTACACATTAGTATCAAGGAAACTGCGGGAACTAATACTTCCTCTTGGTTCCCTTGGTTGGGGGATGCTACAAAACTTAATAAGGCAAAAGCAGTACTCAAGCCCAACCCCAAAAAGAAGGAAGTCAAATGACCCAACTTACCAAAAACAAATTACAGGCTATGCTCATGTCCTATGTACGGGCTGGAGTAGCCTCCTGTGCTGCCCTTTATCTGGCTGGAATCACAGACCCTAAAGCATACGCTACTGTCTTCCTATCCTCGTTTGCTGGTCCTGCTATGAAAGCAGTAGATAAGTCAGCCAAGGAGTACGGCAAGAAGTAGGCATTTAAAGCCTTCTAAGCCCCTTTACAGACAAGAAACCCCCTCCCTCTAGGTACTACCTAGGGGTTGGGGGTCTTTTTGCGTTTAAATTGCTACTCTACATGAGGGCATTGGTATTCAACATCTTCCCAAAAACGCTCAACTTGCTTGTCATAGATAGCATTTCGTACCAGTTCTACTAGGTAGGATACGGTATAAAATACCACAATTGCGGCAAGGGTTCCCCAGAACGCTGTATAGAATGAATTTGACATACTTCTCCTTACATATATAGAATATATATATTATATATACGAACGCCTAAGCGTTCGTTATATTACATATTATCTTGTAAATGTAAGTCTACATACCCAATTTCAATCTGTCAAATTAACTATCAAGTTGACAAAAAAGATATCATGGATATAAACTTATGCCATGACGATAAAACTAGAAGAATACACACTACCAGAACATATATCCTATAGTGCTTTCAGCACTTACCTAATTTGTGGCTACCAGTACTACCTTGGTAGACTACTCCTGAAAGAAGAAGAGCCATCGGTTTGGTCAGTCGGTGGCTCTTCCTTCCACCTTGCCTGTGAGAACTACGACAGGAGCACACTATGAGCCAACTACTATGGGACCAAGCATGGATTGAGTCCAAAGGCGATATCGACCTAACCAACGCACGTGTTGGCGGTCGTGCTACCAAAGCAAATCCAAACAAAGAAGATGAAAACTTCTGGCAAACTACAGGACCTAAATGGGTAGAAACCTATATCGAATGGCGTACACTAAACCCAGACTGGAAGATATGGAAAACCCCAGAGGGGGTACCAGCAATAGAGTTGGCGTTGCTACCTACAGTAGCAGGCGTTCCAATTAAGATGGTTATCGATAGAGTCTTTGAGGTAAATGGTCAGTTAGTTATTGTTGACTTGAAGACCTCACAACAGACACCTAGCAGTACACTTCAACTTGGATTCTACAAGTTAGGTCTTGAACAGACCTTTGGTATGGAGATTAATTGGGGCAATTACTACATGTCCAGACAAGGTAACACCGGAGAAATGGTTGATTTGTCTGAGTATACCTATGAGAAAATGGAATACCTAATTAGTCAATTTGACAAGTCTCGCAAGTCTGCGATATTCTTGCCCAACACAAACAATTGCCAGTACATGTGTGGACTCACAGCGCACTGTCAATTCTCTACTAAGAAGGAAACTAAATGAGTGAAGAATGGAAGTTACAAGTCTCATATAAGACCCCGGGTGGGGATATGATTAATATCCGTGCCAATACTGCTGATGAACTTAGTGTTCTGTTAGAAGGTATTGGTGACTACTCAACTCAAGTTGCAGCAGTACAAAGATTGGTCGTTAGCGCATACAATGCAGCCCCTTTGGGGACAGCATCTTCAATTCCAAGCACCGCGCCCGCTCCATCCTCAATGCCAGCCCCGGTAGCGCCTCCGTCCGCTACGCCAACAAGTGGTCCAACATGTCTGCACGGAGCAAGGAAGTACAAGTCGGGAGTATCATCAAAGACGGGCAATCCGTACGCGATGTGGGTATGTCCACAGCCTCAGGGCGTGGACCAATGCAAGCCAGTGAACTAGAACAAGGTCCAATACCGTTCTAAAAGATTAGGGAGGGGATGTAATGCGCACACTTACGAGGTCTGTGGGACGTGCTTCAATAGGTGGCGAGCCTCTCCCTAGTTGCTTTAAAGCATTTGAATCTAATCAGATTGTTATTCGACGTTCAGAAGTGTCGATGTTTGCGGGTGCTCCCGGGGCAGGTAAATCTACACTTGCCCTAGCACTTGCTCTTAAAACCAATGTCCCAACTCTTTATATTTCAGCAGACACCAACGCACATACTATGGCTATGCGTTTAGCATCCATGATTTCTGGCAAGAGCCAGAGTGATGTTGAGCAAAAGTTAAACAATGATATTGGTTGGACTAGGGCTGTGCTACAAAAGGGCAGTCATATTGTTTGGTCATTTGAATCTAGCCCAACCCTTCAAGATATAGATGAAGAGGTGCAATCCTTTGAAGAGTTATGGGGCTGTCCTCCAACATTAATCGTGATAGATAACCTAATGGACGTAGCCACAGATGGTGGCGAAGAGTTCGCATCTATGCGAGCCATTATGAAGGAGTTGAAGTACCTTGCACGTGCCACTAATGCTGCAATTGTCGTTCTACACCACACTTCGGAGGCAGTACCGGGAACTCCGTGCCAGCCTCGTTCCGCCATACAAGGTAAAGTATCTCAACTCCCCGCTCTCATCTGCACTTTGGGGACTGTTGGTACTTCTATGGGCGTGGCATCAGTCAAAAATAGATACGGTAAAGCAGATGCAGGTGGAACCCTCATGACTTGGTTAGCATTTAATCCTGAATACATGTACGTTGAAGATATACCGGAGAACTTATGATAATAGAACTAAGCAAAGAAGAAGTAAGAGTATGTACCATGCTTGCAACAGAGCGTTGGCTTATGAAGTTTGGTAGTGTTGATAGACCAAACTATGCACAGGGCAAGGCTAATGGTCGATTAGAACACGAACTTACCGCTAGTATACGTGCTAACGTGGCTGAGTGGGCAGTTGCTAAGGCTAAGAACCTAACGTGGAGTGTACCTTGGTACCCAAATGAATTACATTTGCAACGTGCTCATCTACCCGATGTTGGCTTTGGTGTAGAGGTTCGTACTGTACGCACATCCAATGGTATCCCCTTCTGGGGTAAAGATGCAGGTAAATGCGTGTATGGTTGCATGGTGCTAGATACAGAATACTATTCACGGGTAGAAATCTATGGTCATTTTTTTGCAGATGAATGCAGACGAGATGAATGGATAGACCAATCTATTGGTGGGTGGCGTGTACCTATCACAGAATTAAAAGCAGTATGACTACACGTAAATCACACAAAGTAAGGGGAGCAACCTTTGAAACAGATATTAAAGACTGGTTTCGCGCTCATGGGTACGATGCGGAAAGGCTTGCACGTACTGGGGCAAAGGATGAAGGGGATGTGGCTATTCGAGCGGACTTCCTTGGAAATATTGGGGTTATTGAAGCGAAAGCCCCGGGTCAATCAGGTCGCATTGACCTCTCTGGTTGGACGAAAGAGGCTCAAACAGAAGCAACGAATTATGCGCAAGCAAGAGGCTTCCAAAGGGAAGAAGTCCTAGCAGCAGTAGTAATTAAAGCAAGAGGCAAGTCTATTGCTGATGCCTACTTAGTATTAAGGTTGGGCGATGTATTCGGTGGATGATTTACCTGATATTGCAGTAGTTTTGGCTCATTATGGTGCCAATATTACTCGTACTGGCAGACAAGTAAACATAAAGTGTCCATTCCATAATGATGCACACGCAAGCGCAAGTTTCAATACGCAAGACAACATATTTAATTGTTTTGCTTGCGGTATGCAGGGCAACAGCATTCAAATCATTGCTAGGAAAGAGGGGGTGGATATAAATGAAGCAAAGTCTATCGCAGAAGGAATTACTGGGGAAAGCCATGAGCAAGTACGCGGGAAACATCTTTCAGGCAGAAGATTACCTGCTAAGCAGGGGTATAACTCGGGAAGTAGCACGGGTGGCTCGATACGGCGTAGTCGTGGAGCCTGAGGTTGGTCATGAAGCATTCATCGGTCGCCTCTCGATACCTTATATTACTAAAACGGGTGTTGTTGATATTCGTTTCCGTTCTCTTAATCCTGCGGTTGAGCCAAAGTATATGGGTATGACAGGCGTTGAGACAAGAATGTATAACGTGTTAGATATTGAACGTGCTGGTGACTGGATTGGAGTGTGTGAAGGTGAACTGGACACTATTACTCTTAGTAGTTGCGTTGGCATCCCTTGCGTTGGAGTACCGGGTGCAAACAGTTGGAAGAAACATTACACCAGATTACTTGCAGACTTTGAGCGAGTCTTTGTCTTTGCAGATGGAGACCAACCGGGAAAAGAATTCGCCTCTAGTCTTGCCAGAGAACTGCCAGTTACTATTGTTGCCATGCCAGATGGAGAAGATGTTAATAGTTGTTACGTAAAATACGGTACAGATTATATCAGAGAGAAGGCTGGTCTAAGTGGACTTTAAGAAGATAAAACCCTGTGCTACATGTGGGGAACAGTTTGCTAATGTGTTTGAAGCAACAGACCATTTGGTTGAAGAGGGTGGGGAAGAGATATTCGACCCCAAACTAATTCTACCGGGCGGTTACTCGCTGATGATTGGCTCGTTACTACGTTCTTTATATAAACATGCCCATAACCCAGCACGAATAAAATCCATAACTCAATCCACCTACGCAACATTATATGCTGCGGAGATTAGCCCCGAGGGGATGCAAGAAATCATGGAAGAAATGGTTGTGCATGAAGAGATGAGCAACTTTAATGTTGAACTAAAGAAACTACTAGAGAATGAAACCCCTAAAAATGACGAAACTGGAGAGTGAAGAGATATGGACAATCCTAAATTATCTGATGTCGCATGGTCTGAATATAACCAAGCATTTAGTAACAGATACGAACTTGATAGTAGAGATAACGATACCACGTCTGAACATTTAGATGAGTTTATGGGTCATGCTCGATTCGCAAGTCACGTCCAAAATGTAGCAGAAGAGTTGATTGATTTACTAATTAGTAAGCATCACGATTACGGTCCTAAAAACATAGCCCAATCTCCCGGCGGTCCATTAAATGGGTTGCGTGTACGTCTATGGGATAAATTGGCTCGGTTAAATAACCTAGTAGATACCAATGCTGACCCAGAGCATGAGAGTTTAGAGGATACGTTCAAAGATATGGCTAACTACGCAATCATAGGACTGTTAGTCCTCAGAGGAAAATGGGATACTGAATGAAAACAATAGTTTGCGTATCAGATTTACAGATACCATACCACGATAAACGGGCAGTTGAGAACCTAGCAAAGTTCATCAAAGCGTACAAACCTACCGAAGTCGTATCAGTTGGTGACGAAATGGATATGCAAACTATATCTAAATGGGCTAAAGGCACACCACTAGAGTATGAACGCTCTATTGGTCGAGACAGGGACACTACTACTAGAGTATTAGAATCACTTAAAGTTAAACATATGATACGTTCTAATCATACTGACAGGCTATTCAATACAGTAATGATGAGAGCACCCGGGCTACTTGGGTTGCCCGAATTAGATTTACCTAGATTCTTGCGTTTGGATGAGATAGGTGCTACATACCATACAAAACCCTATGAACTAGCACCTAACTGGTTGCTAATGCATGGCGATGAAGGCTCTATTAACTCCACAGGAGGCATCACAGCCCTTAATCTAGCCAAGCGTACAGGCAAGTCGGTAGTATGTGGACACACTCACCGCATGGGTCTTGCGCACTTTACTCAAGCCTATGGAGATTCCGCACCTAAGACTATCTGGGGTATGGAAGTTGGCAACCTAATGAAGTATAGAGATGCTAAGTATATCAAGGGTGGACTATTCACATGGCAACAAGGGTTTGGTATCTTGCGTATTGAAGGCAACGTAGTAACTCCACAAGTCATTCCTATTCAAAAAGATGGCACGTTTATTGTAGATGGTAAAGTGTGGGGTCGATGACACACGAGCACGACTTTATCAAAGACCTTGATGGGCAGGTAACTTGTTCTGTCTGTGGGGCTAGAGATGATGAAATGATAAGCAATACCCCAACTTACAGAGGTTTCATACCCCAACTTGTGGAAAAGGAGTTGAAATGACACACGATGAGTTACTGGCAGGCATTAAAGAAATTGAAAGACTTGCCGAAGGTATGTGGGGAACTACCGCCTTACGCGCAGTGGTGGAGTTGCATAAGATTGATGCAGATAAATGTAAAAATTGTGAACTAATTCATTGTTACTTCTGTGAAGAACGCTACCCCTGTCCAACAATCCAAGCGATTGAGGAGCAGTTGGCGTGACAACAAAGAAGGTTAAACAGTTACTTAGAAGTCACGAAACTACTCGACTCTTAATCCAAGATTTAGAATCTCGACACTATCAATTGTTGACTCGTGTTCGTGAACTAGAACAGGCTATAGCAAAGGAATTAACGTGAACTGGGAACGTATTGAACCTTGGGATTACATAGTCATCTCCGTATCTGCTGAGTATCATAAGAAGTACGATATGGTTGAGTTAGAGGATATTAAGCAATCACTTTACCAATGGTTCCTAGAGCATCCTAATAAGTTAAATGATTGGGAAGCCGTAGGCAAGAAAGATGCAAAGAACCTCATCTATCGTTCTTTACGCAATCAAGCATTAGATTATTGCCAGCGTTGGAAAGCCAAGACACTAGGCTATGAGGTATCAGATTTATTCTATTATGATGTAGAGATGGTTGAAGCATTACTACCTCCGGTACTACGTGGAGAGTTTGGCGTTACTCACAAATTAAACCTAGGTAAAACAGGTAAGCCACCAGCCCCATCAGAAGGTGGAAACCTAATGGCTATGATGGTTGAAGTGAGTTCTGCATACAAGAAACTCAATACAGAGGATAGGGCTGTACTGTTCTACAAGTATGCAGAATCACTCGATTTTGGCGCAATTGCTAGCCTAATGGAGATAGGTAGCGAGGATGCCGCCAGAATGCGTCACAATCGTGCTGTTAAGAAGTTGATAACTAGAATCGGTGGCTTCCGACCTAAGTTAGATAAAGATAGCAGTGAGGATGATAGTCAACCACCACACGAATTGGTAGAGAGCGATAACAGCCCACACGAAAATGAAGGGGCTGAGCAGGGCTAGCAGGGTTGTCAAACAGGGTCTTCTAATTCTGCTGGGTCTACCCATAGCAATTCACCAAACTCTTGGTCAAAGTACAGTTCACCAAATTCTTGATCAAAATACTCATCCGATACTCCTAGATTTTTTTTAATTGTTTTTAAGTTGTCTGTTATTTTTTTAATTAATTGTTCTTTTATTTTACTTTTTGATGTCATTTATCCCCCTGTACTATAGAAACCCGAACCTTTGAAATGGCTGGGTATTGCGCTGATTACGCGATACGTAAGTCTACCACAGTATCCACACGTTGGCAACTTATCTCGCTCATTCACCTCCCTTGGATGGTCTGCTGACGTATTACATTTCTTGCATTTGTATTCGTAGTTAGGCATCAGCCCTCCATTTGTTTGTGTCGGGCACTTTATTATAAAGTGCCATTAGTATTCGCTTTCATCAGGTGTTGGTGCGGTAGCAATTGTACCACATTCGGCACATTCCATGTCAAGAAAATACATAGATATGCCTTCGTCGTCCCATACTACCTTCAAGTTCCATACTATACACCCACAGGGGCATACAGTCGTCGGCTCACCCCTAACATCCATTGATTTATAGTAATCTGGCTTTAGTTCTGTTATATGTTTCATTAGTACCACTTCTTTCGTTGCCAATGCTTCCATGCGTTGCATGGTGTGTCATAGCGGTAGTAGATATAGGACAATCCTCTATCTATCTGCTGTGCTGGCGATAGAGAATGCTCTAACTTAAGTATCTGCGGTATGCCAAAGGCACTACTGTACTTATTCTTAGCCTTAGGATTCCACGCAGATTCCTTGCCCCATAACCTACTTAGGCAGGTCATTTGCTTGCCCGACCACACCACTAGTCTATCATTAGCATAGGCTAGGCTGTCATCTTTAGTCCAAGCGTGTTGCTTATGTTCAACAGGCTCAGGTTCTAACGTGTGAGGAACAATAAGCAATACGCTTAGTAACGTTATTATTGCTATTACTATTGCACGTTTCATATCATCTCCTTAGTAAGGGTTCAACTCTTTTTAACATGTTGAACGCAATCTTTTCAGCATCTCCCTCATAGAACTCATCAGGGCTATGTCCAACTAGGGCAAGCCTCTCACCAGCAAGAAGCCCACCCCAGATGCCATACGATAGATTCTCAGGGCGCATACCCTCATTTAAGCAACTTTCTTTAGCCGGACAAGTAGCACACTCACTTAGAGCATAGTTTACTTGATATGCAACGTGCTTTACCGTTGTTGGGTGTGGTGTACCTGCGGTGAACTCAGGAAACCAAATGTCTGGGTCAGCGCTGTTAGTACAATTACCTATAATGGTGCTCATCAGTAATCATACTCCACATCTGGGTCAGGTTCGTCGCACACACAAGCCTTTTCCCTGTACCCGCAGTTGTCGCAAAGGTCTATTCCTGTACGCTTACCCCTTGCCTCATCATCTTCAAGCAAATTACTCATTTTGCCTGCTTACTTTATTATAAAGTGCCACTAGATATCAGCACCTTCGGTGATGCAATCTAGCACATATTCAAAATTAGGTAAGCGTCTATGAGGTAAGGCTTCCCCTTCCCAATGGGTAGAATACCCATTATTTTCGTCCCAGTTCAACCTCACCTCATACTCAACACCTTGATAAGTGATAATTATAGTTTTAGCCCAAGCAGTTTCTTCTCTGCCATAGCACTCAATCTCTAATTCTTCACTCATTGTCGTGCGTGTTTTTTCTACGCCTTCAAAGTCAATATCTATTGTATCCACTACTACTCCTTTTTTTAGTGTGCCACACACCACAGCCCGTCAATGAAACTGTGGTGTATGACAATAAGTTGGTTGTTAGTCTACCCAGACCGGATTCACATACCCGTCTAGTCGTGAGTGCTTGGCAATTAAATTTTTCTTGCCGGTCAAGTGTTGGTATTTTCCGTTACCCAGCGAAACCCATAGAGATGAGTTCTTGAATCTATCTTGTCCTTTGGTAGCCTTAACAATTGTACCCTTAGCATAATATGTAGGGTCTAAGAGTTCTGCTAACTCATATAGTTCTTGCGCGTGATCGCAAGGATCTTGCGCTAGGTAGCGCAGGTTGATTGCGATTTCTTGTATGGTACTCATATTGTCCCTTCGTTAATCAGTAAGCGTTGTTGCCTACTGAAATTTAGTGAGCAGTTTATACTCTTACTCAGGAGCATTAGAGAGGCACTCTAATCTTTTGTCCCTAATACATTTACTTTTTCATACCATTCCCTGTCAGGTTTCCAGCATAAGCAAGCCTCTTTATCGCTACCGCAATCAAGACATGACTCACAATACACGCAATAATAGGGGTCAAGGTAGACATCTTGTATTCCCATACACCACATACATTGATTTTCATTAGAGGCAAGTAACTCATCATCTATTGGCACATTAGGGTTTTCTTTTTTCCACATTATGGCGTAATCATCTACGTAATCATCTTTCCAAGCATAATCCGCATAGTGGGAGGGTGAATAGAACGTAGTTGGATACTTTTTGGGTGCGTGGCTTTGATTACTCCACCAGATACCCGTATCGTCCCACTTACCTAGATTTTCATTGATTAAGTACATATCATACTTAGCACTAGGGTCTACTGTCAATATACATATTTTACTACCACCCGCCCAAGAACTTAGTATGTTCATCACATTTAGATCATTAAGGGCAGACACACCACCAATAATAGGTAGCGTATCCTCAGCAAAAACGCGCGTGTCGCTACGCTTATCCCCTTCCTTGATATCTATATCTAACATGCCATTGTGTGCTAGGTATGTCATGTCACTACCACCTACCTTGAAGGGGTGGCAATTCACCTCATTTTTTACGCCATGCGTGGCATATCTGGCATGCCACATGGCATAACTCTCAGGATATAACGCTCTCATCTCTAAGAACTCCTTGATAATTTTCTTAGCAGACATACCCCTATTGGATATGATCTTATCTCCGGCAATTATAGCATAGCCAAAGCCATGCGGATTACTACACGCGCCAGCGTGTAAATCCTTACTGTCGGGGGTACTATTAGGATTACATACCACTAATAGACACATTTTTGCCTCTCTTTCTACGCATTAGTTAGTACCTGTCCTTGTCGTTTTAGATTAAACCCTTCACACTCCACCATACGGGGGTAGAGGTTAGGGTACTTATCTATATTATCCTTAGCGTATTGCTTGTAACCTTCCCAAGTCAACCCACCATTGACCATACTACGCGAGTCGATTGTTCTAGTGTACTCGACCGCACTATGCGCCAGTTCAATTCGTGCTAAGACACTCTTAGGGTTAAGAGTACCTCTGAACCACCGCAATTCTATCGTATCCTTGTTGTTCATATTGACCGCTGAGTGCCTAGTGCCTTCGTTATTATTATCTTGTTTAGATTTAGCATTTAGATTGCGGTAAGGTCTACCATAATCATCAAACGACCAGACATCTTGGAAGGTAGCATATCTAGGGTTCACTCTACCGGCAAACTTCACCATACCCTCGACATTAGAATAGATTAGATACAGGAACTTATGAATATGCAATCCATTTTTGAACCCTGCCCTAGATACATGAAGGTGTAGCCCGTTAGCCGGTACTAACCCCATGTTACTTGAATCTCTGCGCACTATATCCCAAGAGCGCATACCATGTTCCTCTCTTAGCGTATCTAAAGCAGATAGAAAAGGTTTGAACTTGTCTGAGGTGATAAAGTCATAAGAGAAGGGGTAGGTCACTATCTCAAACCCTGTATCTAACGACCCATCTTGTTTCATATAGGCGTAGTTATGCCCTAACTCTAACTCTTGATGAGCATACACATTAGCATCTTTAGATTGTCTGGAGTTGCCGTCAGGACTTTCTATCTCTAACTCAATCCCTATAAATAAGCCATGCTTATCTGTACCATAAAACACCGGCTCGGGCTTGTAGTTGTACGACTTTAAGGGAGTAACGTGATCGGTTCGTGAGTATAAGTTATTACCATCACAGGAATCATTAAAACTCTCAAACTCCTCATGATCTTCACACCATATCGCAACCTGTCCAATGCAATCCTCACAATAATCAGAACCCTCAAAAT